AGAAAGCAGCCTTACCACGGTACTCAAAACCGAGCAGGGCGATGAAGCCCCTAAGCTGCTTTCTAAGAATAGTATAGCACAAGAAAATGCCGAAAGCAAGGGAAACAGCGAACCTGTGAAGAAATCGGTGCGGTTCCAGCTGAGTGCACCAGTGGAGGTATACCAGAACACGGATCTTGTGGCCGTGCACAACCTGACCGCCGAAAACCTGCAGGAAGCGCTGGAGCTGGGCGGGATGCCCTCGCCGTCTATTGCGGTGGTGAAAGCCCGGGAAGGTCACACCAAGTATGGCCCCATCTCGCTGGTGTTCAACTCCGATACCATTGACCCCATGGTGAACCGGGCAAACCGTATCTATGGTTCGGATGCCTGGACACCCACCCGGCCCAATGTGGAGTACAAGGTGAAACCGGATAAGGCCAGAGCACTGAACACTGAACTGGCCGAACTGAGCCGGAAAACGGCGGGCGGCGAGTTTGCGCGGAGCAATGCCATCACCGGAATCATGGACATGGAAGCATCCGATAAGAGCCCGAAACAGCTGGCAGAGAAGCTGGCCCAGAATCCCAGCGTGAAGGCCGCATATCTGGCTGACATAGGGGAGACAGTGGATGTTGCCATGAAGCAGGAGGAACGGTTTACTGCTTCACAGGTGCGGAGAAGCGAAAAGACCATTGAAGCAGTGGGCGGTGAAGAAGCGCTGCGGAACATCATTGAGACTGACCGGGCCAATGATAACCATGACCTGGCCCATACCGTGCTGGAAAAGGTGCGGGAAGCAGAAAAGGCCTGGGCGATGGAAGAGTTCGGGTGGAGCGAAGAAAAGGCTCAGAAAAAGGCCGAGAGAGTAATCCCCCCGAAGCTGCTGATACTGCTGAATAACGCTTATGATTACATGGTAACCGAGGACAAGGGCGGAAAATTGGTGCGGGATACCGATGCCATGCTGAAGGAAGTACAAGAAAAAGCACTGGATCAGGATGTGGCGGAATGGATCCTGCCGAAGGTGGAGAAGATTCTGGGTGAGAAGGGAATCTACAACGGCAAAGATATCTACACCCGGAACGGCAACCGGCGCAGTTTTGCCCAGCTGCACAACAGTTACACGCTGGAAAACCTTGTGGCTGCCATGAACCAGCAGGATGCCCGTGGACAGGGAGCCTGGGGGCTTGCAGCCAGCACCCTGATGAGCACGGCCACGGCGGAGTATCAGAACCTGGACGAAGTGCGGGCGGACAAGGGCCGCTTGCAGCAGATGCCGGAGGAAGAGTACAAGGCGCTGCTGGAAAAGGCAGATGACCAGATCAGCGATATCCTTGACAAGCTGCGGAGAGAGACTACGCCCCATGCAGACAACAGCTTTGAAGAGCGGGAAATTCTGGGCAGCATCCTGATGCAGGCCGCACAGGGAAAACAGACGGCGGCAGCCATTGGCAAGGCCTTTGCAAAAGAGGGGTACACCATTGGCAAGGACACGGCCCAGATGATACTGAACCTGTACAAGAGCGTGGCTGCCATTCCCACCGGGTACTTTGAAGCGAAGCCCCAGCGGGCCGTGGGCTTTGATGAGGTGCGGGCGGCGATCCTGCCCGACAACACCAGCAGCACCCTGATCGACAGCCTGAAAGAGACCGGCATTGACGTGAAGCTCTACAAAGCCGGGGACGATGCCCAGCGCACGGCCCTGCTGAACAAGGTGCCGAACGTCCGTTTCCAGCTGGCCGAACAGGCGGAACGGGACGCGCGGAAGAACACCCAGCGGCAGGCAAGCCGGGCCATTGCGGACAACAGCGCGGCGATGGAAACGCTGGCCCAGATGATGGGTGTGACCCACGGTGTGCGGATCAGCCAGGATTCCATTGACGGGCTGGCGGTGCGGTGGACAAAGGCCAACGGCAGCAGGGCCGACCGGACGAAGATTGCCGGAGAGACCCGGGCGCTGGTGGAGTACATGACGGCGGACGGGGCCAGCATGAGCAAGGCCAGCGCGCTGTCTGAGACCATTGCGGATGAAATACTGAGCGGGGCCACCTACCGGAACACCGAGCTGTGGGACGAGTACCCGGAATACCACGACCTGAGCTACACGGTGAACAAGGACGGCCAGGCCAAGGCGGAGCTGGTGAAACGGTACGGGACGTGGAGTGAAGCGGTGGCGGAGGCCCGGAAGCACGGCGTGAAGCTGCGGCAGGCAGAGGGTGTGCGGGACGGCAACCCGGCGGAAGTGTATGAATCCATCGTCAACGACACCCGGGCCATGGGCGGCACCAAGGAAGGGGCAGCGGCCTTGTTCCGGGGCGCGGCCCAGGCGGCAGGCGTGGACGGCGCGGCCAGCATGGAGAGCACCGAGTGGCTGGATGTGCTGATGAACGTGCACGATGCCATCAAGCCCAGGATGATGAGCCGCTTTGCAGATGCTGCCGAGTACGAGGATGCCAAAGTGGAGCTGGCCGACCGGATGCTGGGTGATATCCTGAACGTGCCGGAGATGACCGATGCACAGGCCATCTTTGACGGGTTCCAGCGCTGGCAGCGCCAGACCGTGGCCGCTGCCGTGGGTGAGGAGAACGCGGAGCAGGCGCTGAAGGACCTGCGGAAGGTGCAGAAGGAGCAGAACCGGGAGTTCAACCGGAGGATGTACGAGAACAGCCGGAACGGAAGCCGGGATGAAGCACTGCGGCAGTGGACAGAACAGCAGAAGCGGAATGAAAAGGCAGAAAAGCTGCTGGATCAGAATCTGGATACGCTGGGGCTGGACATCACAAACTACGGCGACATGGCCGAAAAGCTGGATGTGCTGAAGGAAGCCTACGAACGGGAGTGGAAGGCCGAAAAGAAGCGGCTGAAGGAAGAGCGCCAGCAGATGCTGGACGAGATCCGGCTGGAGAACAAACAGTTGAAGCGGGAGAACTGGAACCTTTCGCACCAGGTGGCAGGAGAACAGCGCCGGGCTGACCGGGCTGAGTGGCAGCTGATCCATCAGGAAAACGAACTGCTGGAATGGGAGCAGGAAAATCAGCGCAAGGCCCAGGAATGGCAGGAAAAGCAGGCGGAACGAAACGCAATTGCCATCACTGCGGCCCAGCAGCAGCGGGACGAGGACATTGCCATTGCCAAGAAGCTGGCCGAGAAGCGGGTGCAGAAAGCCCGGGACGGACGGCAGAAGGACGAGCTGCGGCGGGGTATCCGGGCCAATGCTGCCCAGCTGAACCAGATGATCCTGCGGCCCAGCAAGGACCGGTATGTGCAGCCCCACCTGATCCAGCAGGCGGCAGAGGTGGCAAAGCTGGCGGATATGACGATTTTGAATACGTCTGCAGTAAATCGCCTGGCCGCTTTGGAGAGCAGTATTCGGGGAGAATTTGGCACAGAAGAAAAACCGATTACAAGTGCTATGAGCGAGGACTGGAAAAGGAGCGGCGTGGCAGATATGCTGAGTGCACTGCAGAAAGACCTGAATGCCAGCAAGCAGGCCCAGCTTGACCGGCTGAACCAGCAGCTGACCGAGGCCGAGGCGCTGCCGGACAGCGAAAAGGCCGAGATGCTGCGTGACAGGCTGAGAAAGCGGATCCGGGAGACCGAGAACCGCACCTATCTGCCCCTGACGGTGGATCAGATGCGGATGCTGAAAGCCATTACGACCAGCACCCTGCATGTGATCCGGACGGCAAACAAGACCCTGAGTTTGCAGAAAGCTGAAGCGGTGGACAAGATCGCCAACGAGGCGGCTGCGGAGGTACGCCAGAGCAAGGGCAACGATGGAAAGCTGCGGAGTGCCCTGACCAGGTACAACCTGGACATGCTGGGGGCAGGCCGTGTGTTCCGGATGCTGGGCGGCTACAAGTCGGGCGGCCAGATGGAGAAGCTGGCCACCATGCTGAATGACGGACAGCGGGAACAGACCCGGATCACTGTGGAGGGGACGAAGCTCTTTGACAATGTGACGGGCAGGGAAAACCTCAAGCAGATGCAGAAATTCGCAGGCCCCGGGGCGGAGCTGGTGGACATTGGCCTGAAGGACAGCAAGGGCCGGGCCGCACCTCTGACCCACGCCCAGCTGTGCAGCCTGTACATGCACCTGCAGAACGCCGACAGCCGGGAGCACCTGCTGAACGGCGGCCTGACGATCCCGGATGCGGAGGAATACAACAGGGGCGACATTGAGAAGGCCTACCAGAAAGGCCAGACCGTGAAGATCGGGATGCTGACGGACAGCGCGGGAAACCCCATGGCCGACACTGTGATCCAGGCCGTGGAAAAGGCTATGACCGACTACGACCGGGCCTGGTGCGAGGACATGAAGCGATTTTTTGGCAGCTACACCACGAACCTGATCAACGAGACCAGCATGAAGCTGCTGGGCTACCAGCGGGCCACCGTGAAAAACTATTACCCCATTGCGGTGGACAAGACTGCGCTGGCAACCCAGATCGAGGGCGTGAAGCTGGATGCCACCATCGAGGGCCGGGGCTTCCTGAAGAACCGTGTCAAGAGCCAGATGCCCATCCTGCTGGAGGAGTGCAGCAGCGTGGTGCAGCGGAGCCTGCGGGACACGGCAGCCTATGCCGGACTGGCGGCACCCATCCGGGATGTGCAGAAGGTGCTGAACAGCGGCATCGAGACCGAGGACGGCATCAAGATGCTGAAAAATGGTATCCTGAAAGAGCAGTGGGGCCAGAGCGCGACGAACTACATCGATGACCTGCTGACCGACCTGCAGACCACCCAGCGGCACCGTTCCACCACGGTCACCCGGGCACTGAACCGGCTGCGGAGCAACTACGCCGGGGCCATCCTGACCCTGAACCCGGGCGTGGCCATTGCACAGGCGGCATCTCTGCCCACGGCAGGCGCGGTGCTGGGTGCGGACACCATGGCAGCGGTGGTGCCTTTTGTGAAGAACTTTTCCGGCAAGCAGCGGGCGGCGCTGGAGGCGGAGATCGCACAGCACGGGGATGTGCTGCTACGATACCGACTGCGGGGCAGCCAGCGCGGTGAACTTGCCAGCATTGGCGTGAGCCAGGGCGTGGCCGAGAAAGCTATGGATACCCTGCCCAAGTGGGTGACCGGCTGGATCAACAGCATGGATGAGATCACGGTGGCGGCACTGTGGGAGGGCTCCAAGCGGTATGTGGAACACCATGCGGGAGAGTTTGGCCTGATGGATGAAACCCTCTCAGTCGCTTCCGGCGACAGCTCCCCTAATAGGGGAGCCAAGATCGAGCAGAATGATGCCTACTGGGAAGCGGTGAACAAGACCTATCAGCGAGTGATCGAGGAGACCCAGCCCAACTACACCACCATGCAGCGGGCGGGGATACAGCGCAACCCGGATCAGATGACCAAGACCCTGACCATGTTCACGACCCAGCGCTTCCAGAACTACGGCATCCTGGCCGATGCGGTGATGGACTACAACGCCCAGAAGGCACGGGACAAGGCTGCGCCCAGCAGCGAGACAGCAGAAGAAGTGAAGCGGGCCGGAAAGAACCTGAACCGGGCAGTGG